TGGCAAGAAACCCCGTCCTACTGATCCTCCCAAAGAGATCCTTGCGCACATCCGCTTTACCTGCCCCAAACTGCCGGCTTCGGAACGCTGACATGGACGTCTTCTGCCCTTGGTGCCGACGACGAGATTTGCCCCTCCACGAGCTGAAACGCCACGTCAAGTACTGCCGCCTGGCGCCGCGGCCACGACAGCGCGTGCGCACCATTTCCCCGCGAAAAAGGTGTAACGATCTATTCCATCTGTCCGACGAAAAGGAGAAACCGAAATGAGCATCAATCCCGCACTACCACAATTCGCGAAGCTACTCGAGGCCGCCGGCTATCGCCGCGAGACCGAGGCGGAATGCAAACATTGTGGCGCGCCGATCGTGTGGTGGAAGACGCACAACGACAAACCGATGCCGATGGAGGATCTCGGCAACGATCGCTTTCAGGCGCACTTCGACAATTGCAAGAAGCGCCAGGCCGAGAAAAGCAACGGCGTGCCGCGTGCGCAGATTCCACGCGCGCCGGCGAGTAGCGACAAGCTGCTCGATGCGCTCGAGCTCATGCGCCAGGCGATTCAAAAGCTCGAGCTGGCAGTGAAGGAGCGATCGAAATGAAAGCGACCATCTTTTTCCACGACGTGCCGACACAAGGAGAAAATCTTGTGGAGATCGAGTTCACGGCAGAACCGGTGTGGGCTGCAGCCGCACCAACGCAGCCAGCCGGGGAGTTGCGGGACTTGCTGAAAGAATATTTGGACGGTGGGCACAGTCCTGAAGGTCGCGGTATGTGGTCGTGTGGATGTGATTTGTGCGAGCGTACACGCGCCGCGCTCCAGCGGGAAAGGAAGTGAGCCGTGAAAGAATATCCCGTCGATCCGGAACGCATCCGCCTGATGGAACAGACTGCGCGCGACATCGCCGCAGCGCTCGGTCGCGCCACCGCACAGAACAATAAAAAATTCGCCGGCGAGAAGTGGGGCTTCGCGCTGTTTCTGTTCAGCTTCGGCGAGCGTGGCGAGATGACCTATGTATCGAACGCCGACCGCGAGGACATGATCAAGATGCTGCTCGAGTTCATCGCCAAACAACCGCCGGCGAAAACGTGGGACGAACAGCATGGATAAGCGGCCCATCTGCGGCGTGCTGATGCTGCGCCCTGGCCGTGAGCAGCTCGAGGAGCTCACGCCGGCGCAGCGCAAACGCGTCGGGATCTTCCAGGTGCGCTGCACGAAAGATCCTGGCCACCACGGCAACCATTCGTGTCAGACTGCGCGTGCGTACTTCGAGTGGTGGAACCAGGCGGACAATCTGCAGCGGAGGACGACGTGAATAAGCTGCGCATCACCCGCTACGAACGCATGATCTGGCGCTTCGCGGAATTGCTTGACGACGGGCATTATCCACGGCGCGCTTTTGCTTTGTCGAAAGAAATGGATCGTGAAGCAGAACGCATCGGGGCCGCGCTTGCCGACGAACTCGAGCGACGCATCGGCGCGATCATCGTGATTGCGCGGAAATACGGTTTCGATCTGAATACGGCGCACCGCTACTATCGTTTGCTAAAGGCTGTACCGCGATGAAAGCTCCCCAGTCAACTGTTCGAAAGGAGAAGTCGCAATGAACCGAAAGACAATCGTTGGTATGTCGTTGCTGTTCATGCTGTCGATGGTTCCGATCGTATGGATCCTCGTCAGCCTGCACGGCGTTCCGAGTGAGCCTGGCGGCGGCGGCGGCGGATCGGCATTCTCGATCGCGCCGGCGTCACCGAAAGCGTGCGGTCCGATCTGCGAAGGGATCCTCGGCTATCTGATCGCCAAGGCCGGCGACTACATCGTCGGCCAGGCCGGCCAGCCGTGCTCGAGCGGCGGTGGACCGTGCGGCGCACCAGGTCCAGGCGGTGGTGGAGGTGGCGGCGCATTTCCGTCACCGTATGACGCTACGTCCGATCCGGTAGTGACTGCGAAGACCAACTGAGAGGAGGGAGACGGCCGGGAACGTTCGCGCCGAGGATCGTTTGGCGTGATCATCGAAGTAACTCGTCGCTGCGCCACGGCCGTCTTCACCATAGCACATGGAATTCAAAGTCGCTTCTCGCAAGCTCGCCGACTTCGTACGCACACAGGTGCTGATCTTCAGTCACAAGCTCGATGACGCTGCCGATCGCCAGGCCTGCGAAGACTTCGCCGAGGATCTGCGCGATGCGGTGCTGCGCAAGGTCTACGACATCGGCCGCACGCCGACGCATCGCAACAAGAGCAAGCCATGAGCGCATTCCTCTTTTTTATTTCCTTCTTGCTGCTGGCCGGCGCTCTCGGGCTCGGCTGGATCCTGGGCGCCTCGATCACCGCGCGCGAGATTGCTAACGCCATCCGCTTCGGCCGGCTCTCGGTCGAGCAGAACATCGATCGCATCGCCGATCAGATCGAGAGCGGTGACTACAAATCGGTGCGCCGGGTGGAGGGTGGACCATGAGTGACATCCTGCGCATCATCCGCGATCGCTTGGGCCTCGGCCGCGGCTGGACTACGCCCAAAGAAGATCCGCATCCGCAGCTGAAGTGCACGGAACGTTGGGAAGCCACAATCGATGGCGTGCCCGTGCAGCTCGAGTGCGATCTCGTCGACGGCCACGAAGGCCAGCATCACTCAACCGTGGTGTACTGGCGATGAAACGCCGCGGCAGTAAAACGAAACGACCCACGCGCAACTGGATTCCGCAAGCGCAGCAGTCGAAGCCGCGCATATTTCATCCGATAGGCGATCCGAGCTGCTATAAGTGCGCGATGCCTGGGATCCATCGCTGCCAGTTCCCTGGCTGCACTCTGCCAATGTGCTCGAAGCATCGCATCCGCAAGGCCGGCGGGAGTTTATGCGACGCGCACCAGGGCGCCAAGCTCATCCAGGAGGCCTCCGTGCCGAGCCGGCGGTTTAAGAACACGCAAGTCTCGTACGTGCCGACCTTGACGCGCGATCCAGACAACGCTTAATCTCTCGAGTCATCAGGTCATCAGGCGCCTACCCTACATGGGCCTCCGCGGGGCGAAACATGCGGAGAAAACAGGACGCCTGAAGTGTCTCCCACCGTTCCACTATTCGACGCTTACGGATTCTTCATCGGCCGCATTCCCATCGAGAAGGCTTTGACGATGCACGGCCGGGATCTCACGCTGCGCGCGCGCGGCACCGGCAAGCGCCGGCACTTCACGTCCGCGAAGTTGTATGCGCGTGTCACGCAGTGGTGGGAGCCGCGCAATTCCGGAGGCTACGTGGTCCTCGAACTGGTCACCGATCGATAAGGAGAAAAAAGAATGGCACCACCGTTTGCACCTGCATTGACCCCGATGCTGAATCCGAATTTTATAGGCGGCCAGGCTGGCCCTGACTTTGCCGTAGGTCCGCAAGGATCGGTTGGCTTGCAAGTCGCCGACGTCACGCTGACCTCCGCGCAGATTCTCGCGCTGTTCACTACCGCGGTGACCATCGTGCCGGCGCCTGGCATCACCGGCTGGATGATCGTGCCGCGCACGCTGATCCTGCGCATGCTCGCCGGTGCGGCGGCGTATGTGGACGGCGGCGGCGGCGCCATTTCGTTCACCGTCGGCGCCAACATCTCGGCCGCGCTCGCGAATAACAACATCATCCTGGTGACCACCGCGCCGAATCGTCGCACGCAGATGCTGGACTTCCTGGCCTCCGCGGCTGGCGCCGGCATCACCGGAACCGCCGGCAATCCGCCGACCGAAGACAATGCGCCGCTGAACATCGGCAAAGCCACTGCGAATCCCACCACCGGCAACGGCACGCTGCACATCACCGCCTACTACACCGTCGAACCGTCACTCTGATGGCTTCGAGTCCCAACGCGCTGCGCATCACCGTCGACGCCACAGAAGAGATCCGCACGACCGGATCGGGCGGCGGCGGTGGCGCGGTCAACGTCACGCAGGTCGCGGGCAACACCGTGGCCGCGACTCCCGCGGCCGCTCTGCCTGTGGAACTGTTTGATGGCACCAATCCGCTCGGCACCACCTCGAACGCGTTGAACGAACGCATCCGCAAATCCGGCTCGATTCTTTTCGGGCCTGCGGCGATTCCCGGCAATACCTCGCCGTATTTCGATTCAGGATGGAACGACACCACGCTCGACGGTACGGTGTTCCTCGAGATCTCCCAATCCAACAACAGCGGCGCCATCTCCATGGGTAGCGCGCTCGTCGTATTCGCCACCGACGATACCAGCAACACGAACACGCAAAACACGATTTTTGCGAACAACACCCTGAACCCCGGCGAATTTCAGGTCGTTCTGGCCATCCGGCAGCGCTACTGGAAGATCCAGATGTCCAACAACACGGCGAACACGCCGACCGTGGAACTCGCGGTCACGGCCTGCAACCAGCCGCCGCAGATCGGCATTCAGGTTGTCGGTGCTTTTCCGACTTCTCCCGTGCCTACCGCCTTGATGTCCGGGTCGGGCATCGCGGATGCGCAAACCTGCTACATGCCGATCGGCATGAACAATGCAAGCGCCATCGTGACCGGCTGGTTAGGCGTGGGCCTGGGCGTATCCGTCGGCACGAACGTGATGAACATGCTGCGCACGCCGAATACGTTCAAGACGGCGCAGGCCACCGCCTCGGGCAATACCGCGGTGTGGACGCCGACGGCTGGAAAGAAATTCCGGCTGATGCGTTACCGCGTGATGGTCACCGAAAACGCCACGCTCGGCGCCGGCGCGGTGCTGACCATTTCGTTTCAGGATGCCGCCGTGGCCGTCAACATCGCGCACGACCTGTTCGTGCCCACCACCGCCGGCACGGTGTTTGCCGGATGGTACGATTCCGGCTGGACCGATCTCGGCAACGGCATTCTTTCGTCGACCATCAACAACGTGCTGAACGTGAATTTGTCCGCGGCGCTCACTGCCGGAAACGTGCGCGTCACGTGTTGCGGAACGGAAGAATAAAATGGCGCACACCTACGTCATCACCAGCCAGCAGATTCTGCCGCCAGGCACCACCGGACCGACGGCCGGCAATCCCGATCCGGCCGTGGTCGTGAACGCCACTGTCGACGGTGTGCCCGTTGTCGTGACCACCTGGTTCAAGGTAATCAACCAGCCCACCGCGATTCTCTACCAGAACACCATGACGCCGCTGCTGCTCGCAGCGTGGCAGGCGCTGCAGCCACCGTCGACACAAACGCCGCCGCTGCTGACGTGGACCGTATGAGCTTCCAAGATTGCATCGACCTCAAAGCTATTCCGCCGCCGCCGGCGCCCGAGAACGGCGCGCTGCGTATCTATCGCGCACTCGATGGAAAGATCTACGCCGTGGATACACACGGAATTCGCGCGCAGCTTGGCGAAGGCACCGCCGGCACGCCTGGTCCGCGAGGTGAACGCGGATTGCCAGGCGGTCCGATGGAAACCTTCGAGCAGGAAGAAGAGCCGCGCGAGGCCAAGCCGGGCGATCTGTGGTTCGTCGGGCGCGATGTGCGCATGCTGGCACCGAGCGGCCAGTGGAAGAGCTTGCGCGGTGATCGAGGTGCCGTTGGTCCCGCCGGTCCCGCCGGCGCGACTGGCCACACCGGAGCCTCGGGAGAAAAAGGCGATCGTGGGCCGGAAGGGCCGCCAGGACAAACCGGGCAACGCGGTCCGCAAGGTTTGCCAGGCGAACGCGGCGCCGTTGGTCCCAAGGGCGATCTCGGTCCGCAAGGCGCGCCAGGATCGGTTGGGCCGCGTGGGCCGGCAGGTCCGCAAGGGCCAGGAGGATGACATGCCGCCATTCGTGACCGTTCCGCCCAGTATCACCCCGCGCCGCGGCTTCACCATCGGACTGCCGTCGTATTCCTGGGGCAGCTTTCCGCTTGGACAGCAGCCGGCGCGCATGTACATCACCGGCGTCACTGACACCGCCGGCGCCGTGGTGCTCAACGTCAAGATGGTGGAAGGAAATATTCCCGCGGTTGGCGCGCTCGTGAATGTCACTGGCACCGCGACCGGCGTGAACGTGGCTTCGGTCGCACTCACTGCCGTGACCATCAACGCGCAAGGCATCGGCACCATCGGCTACTCGACCGGCGGCGCCACCTTCACGCAAACGCCTGACGGCGGCCAGGTCGTGCAGATCATGACCGACGTCGGCGAAACTACCGTAGTCGGGAAAGGTTTGCAGTTCGCGCTCGATCCCGCCGGCGGACAGTTACTCAGTATGGTGTGGGCCTGCACGGCGGCCACGGTCGCGCTGCAACTGGAAACCGCGGTCGATGATGTCGACGCGCAGTACACCATCGTTGGCACTTCGCAGACCACGCTGACCGGATCGATCATCGGCACGGTGCCGCAGAACGCACGCTTCGCGCGCGTGAACACCACCGCGTTTACCGGTGGACCAGGAACGATGTGGGCCAAGCTGCTGCAGTCGCCCAACGTAGGAGGATTGTAAGTGGGAAAATCAGGTGGCAGTTTCAAACCGGGACACGCCAAAGTGCCGCGCTCGGGCCGTGCGCCAGGACAACCGAACTGGGCTACGTACTCGATTCGCGTGCTGCTGAAGAACAATCTTCCGGAAGACGAGATGATCAAGCAGTGGCGGTTTTTTCTGCACCACCGCAATTCCGAGATCCGCTTCAGCGCCTTCAAGCTGGCGTGCTTCTACATGTTCGGCCGGCCGGCGAAGAGTCCGATCAACGCAGAGGATCAGGCGCAGTCGACCACTGCGCCCGAATTCGACATGCGCCAGATCGTGACGCGGCATGTCCCAATTCAGTGACATCTCGCGCTACTACACGCCGCAACCGAAGCAGCGCGAGTTCCACGAAAGCGACTCGAAGTATCCGCTGTTTGAAGGCGGCCGCGGCGGCGGCAAGTCGACGAGCTTGCTGTGGGAAGCGATCGGGCAGTGTTTGCTGATCCCTGGCGCGAACTGCCTACTCGTACGGCGGACGCTTACATCGATGGAGAAAGGCGGGATCGAGGATCTCTTCACGAAGACGGTCCCGCGGCACTTCTATTGGCGCTACAACGCCAGCCGCCACATCGTCACGTTCCACAACGGCTCGAAACTCTTTTTCGGCCACATCAAGAACGATGCCGATCTCTTGCAGTACCAGGGCGCGGAGTTCGTGTTCATCGGTTGGGAAGAACTCACACAGTTCACATATCGCCAGTGGGACTTCCTCAAAGGGTCGAACCGCTGCCCGATTAAAACCTATTGGTTTGAAAACCGCGAGTACGCGGTGCGGCCGCGCATGGCTGGCGGCACCAACCCGAACGGCAAAGGCAGCGGGTGGGTCAAAGCACTGTGGATCACGAAAAAGCCAGTCGGCGAGATGGCTCTCAATTACGATCCAAGCGACTATCAGGCGGTGCACTCGACCTACGCGGACAATTTCGTCTATCGCAATGACAAGAACTACATCGCGACGCTCGAGTCCATCGTCGATCCCATCCTGCGGCAGGCCTGGATCCCCGGCTCGTGGGATATTCTCGCCGGGCAATTCTTTCAGAACTGGGATCCCGCGCGCCACGTAGTCCGCTTCGAGCAGGTTTGCTTCGAGGATTGGCAGCCGCGGTGGATGTCGATTGACTGGGGCTTTGAACACGCGACGGTGGTGCTGTGGTGGACCCGCGTACGACTCCGGACGGAACTCGATCGCGAAGCTCGACGCACGGTGATCCTCTGCTATCGCCAGCTTGTACTGCGGCAAATGAACGAACAGCTCGTGGCGGAAAAGATCTGCGGGGCGAATCACACCGGAGAAAAGCCGGATCATGTCAGCTATATATATCTTTCCCCTGACCGATTCAGCAAGATCGATCAGTTCCACAGCATCGCCGACAAGATGGGTGATGTGTTCGTCGAACAGCAGCTACCTCGTCCGGAGCGGGCCAACAACCGTCGTGTGGACGGCTGGCGCCTCTGCTACACCCTCCTGGACACTGACGGTGTCGCGGTACTCGACAACTGTCCGGATGTGATCGACTCCATCCCGAAGTTAATGCGCGATGAGAAGAACATCGAAGACGCCGCGAAAGAAGGCAACGAACTTTATCTCGACGTCTGCGAATCGTTCCGCTACGGTCTGATGAGCTATGCCAACGCCGAAGAAATTCCCGCCGAGGTCCGCTACCAGCGGGAGATTCAAAAAATCTCCTCGAACAGCCAGAAGTACATCCGCTACCTCGAGCTGCAGGCCAAAGCGCAGCACTCGGACGCGATCTTCACCATCGATCGGCGGCGCCGGCGTTGAACGCGCGTTGCGGCTTCTCGAGCGCATCGTGGGACAGCAGCGCAAGGATCTGGAATTCCTGCAAGGCAAGTGTGAGCGACTCGAGCTCGCCATCATGAGCCAGGCGCAGGCGCCGGCGCAGCACGAATACGTGACGCGCACGGACCAGCGTCCGAACGTTGGCGGTGCGCTCGAGAAACTGACCACCGGCACACGTTTGCCGTGGCGCGAAGTGCAACGGAAGTGGGCCAACCTGAGCGAAGCCGACCAGGTGAAAGCGGTGGAGGCCGGCCAGCTGAACATCAATCTCGAGGAGGACACCAATGCGGGGAGCTGACAGCTTCGACGGAAAAATGAGCGGCAATCGCCAGATGGTCGATCGCTACAACGAGGCCAAAGGCAAGAAGCCGGCGAAAGGCCAGAAGAAACCCAAGCCCACCGGAGGCGAATCCGGCGGCGTGCATGAGATGGGCGGCCACGACGAAATCAAGCAGGTGGTCGCGGAACACGGGCCGGCGCACAGCCATCACGTGCACAAGACGCCCGACGGCTATCACTCCGTGACCCACCACGAGGACGGCCACGTGCATCACGCCGATCACGGTTCGCTCGAAGAAGCGCACGCGCACGGCGCGCACGCCATGGAAGACACCGAGCACCTCGGCGATATGGGCAAGGACGATTACGAAGTCGCCGGCGAAGCCGGTGGCGCCGAAGATCGCGGCGGGATGGGCGGATCAGACATCGGCTTGATGAGGTGATCCTTTGGCTCCTCCGGAGTGGACCAACCTGCACCGCATCACGCTTTCGCCGGCCGTGGCCGGTGTGCTGACGAGTAAGTGTGAATGCGGATGGGAGGCCGTGTTTGTTCTTCCGGAGGAGCACATGTTGATGCTGCAGAAAGTTTTCGAGCACCTGGTCGTCGGGCATCTGCTGATCTTGCCGACGATCACCTGCGAATGGCACTGATGAGTGAGCACAAAGATTCCAAAGCCGCGGTTCTCTACTTCAAACCTGCATCGATCCATCGCGCCGGCGGCGCACGCTGCGGGGCGTGCTGGAAATTCGTTCGCAATACGGGCGAGTGTTTGGAGGTTACTGGAGACATCGCCGCTGGAGGTGTCTGTGGACTGTACGTCAACGGTGTTCCGCATCCAACTCGTCTGGAGCATACCTGGCGCATCACCAAAATCAGCAAAGGCGAAGCCGGCTACACCGACCAAGGCGACACCCACTGCATGAGCTGTAAACACATGGCCCATCCGCGCGATCCGCTGTCGCCGTGCGAAGAAGTCGAAGGCCTGGTCGAACAGCAAGGTTGCTGCAACGAGTTCGAACGATGAGCACCGCTAGATACGTCAAACACAATGGCGGGCTGACGCTGTACATTCAGCGCGATGAAACGGATGAGAAATTTTCCGGTCTGGAGCGATTCATGTCCACAGGTGAAAACATCAACGCCAACGGCGCGGTGCTGAGCCAGGCCATGATTCGCGCCGGGTTTAATCGCTTTCCGCAGTCGTTTGTCGCTCGCGTGAATGCGCGCCTGTATCCGCAGCTAGTGCCCTACACCATCCTGCAGCCGCAGATTTTTCAGGTGTTAAATGATCCGGCCGTGCCGGCGCACGAGGTGTGGTTTACCGGAGCGGATGGCGCGGTGCTCGGGCGTATCGTGAATCTGAGCGTGGGCACGCCGACCAGCGTGACCCAGGACGACTCGCTCGATTTCGACGACAACGAAAACGATCAGGCCAAGGTGAAGCGGCAGCGCGATCGCCGCATCAAGGACGCACTGCTCTAAACAATGCCAGCATCTGAAGTTCAGAAACTGTACCGAGAACACAAACTGCACTCGGGACCGGGCGGTCCCATCGTCAAAAATCCCGCGCAAGCTACGGCTATCCAGATCGGCATGGCGCGCAAAGAAGGCCATCACATTCCGTATCCGAAAGGCTCGATGCAAGAAGGCGGATCGACGGCGCCGGAATTTTCCGCAGGCGCAGCGCCCGGCTTGTCTCCCGCCGGCGATGTCGGCGCGGCCCTCACGCCGACGGTAGCACCGAAGGCGCCAAAGCAAGGAGGCATTCACCTGGGCGGCGGCCGCGGCGGTGACAATCCGTATCTCGCTGCGATGCAAGCGAACGTGAATGCGCCGCTGCATCGCGTCGAGGGATTCCAGGAGGGCGGACTGGTGCCGCAGACCGGCGTGTACAAGATGCACGGCGGCGAGACCGTGATTCCCGCGCACGTGTTGAGCTTCTACCGATCGAAGGCGCCCGAGCCCACCACCACTCGCGCACCAGCTGGCGCCGGCGAATATCAATTGCACCAGGGTGAAGCAGTGGTGCCCGATCGCAAGATTCCGTTGCCCACCGGCCTCGGCGGCGCGTATGCCGGGCGCGGCAGTTTCAAGAGCGGCGGCCGGCTGGCTAACTCTTACGCGGCCGCCCGACATTCTTGCGATTGAGCATCTGCTGATGATGGGTAGCCCAACGGCAATTTGATTTGCAGTAGTTCTTACGCGTATCGCGGCGATCGAGTGTCATCCCGCGTGGACGATCGCCCATGTCCTCGAGGAAGTGAAGAAAAGATTTTCGCCAACGAGCGCAAACCTTGATGCCCTTGCCGCCGAAACGCGGAAAGTTCGCGGCCTTCGGATTCGTCGTGCGTTGAATCATGCCGCGCCAAGTTTGGTAAGTGGGAGACATCACGCGCTTTCGCGTGTGTCCGTGGATGGGGAGAATCCTGCCATGCCAGTCCCTGATCACTCGCATAGGAGGTGAATCCTACCGTGGCAGAACGATGGATGCAAAAAGTTTCCAAAGGCATCGCGCACCGCGGCACCAAGGGCGTGTTCAAAGCCGCGGCGCAACGAGCAGGAATGTCCACACGTGCATACGCGGAAAAGAAAAAGCATGCGTCCGGAAAGACTGGGCACCGCGCACGGCTGGCGCTGGCGTTCATGAGCGCAAAGCATGGCTGACGAACCGCTCGATCGCGATGAGCGCGAGGAAGACGACGAGGAAGAACAGGAGGAATTCGAACCGGGCGAGCTTTGCGAAGTTGATGCGGTCACCGAAGAGGATCGCGTCGATCTCGATGAGGAAGACGATAGCGGCTTCAGCCGCGAAGACAAAGAGGGCATCCTCAAAACGCTCGCGAACAAAGCGTCGCAGCGGGATCTCACGTCGTATCGCATGGAAGTTCGTGACGCGTGGAAGGCGCGCTACTTCTGGCGCGGCAATCAGTATCTGCTGCCCGGAAAAAACGGCGCGTGGGTCTTGCCGCAGCTTATCTTGGTCGGCGGCCAGTCTTACGATGATCACAATCAAGAGACCAATATCTACTTGGCGTTCGGCGATACCATCGTCGCTTCGCTGACGGCCGGCACACCATCCGTACGATTTGAGCCTGACGATCCGACGAATCCCTCTGACGTCACGGCGTCGGAATCTTCCGACAACGCGCGCAAGCTGATCGAGCGGCAGAACGACATGATCGTGCAGCAGGAAGAACTGTGCCGCTTCCTGTGGACCGACGGCCGCTGCCTCGCATACACGCACTACGTCATCGATGGGCAGCGCTTCGGCTACGAAACGCAATCGGAAATCTCCGACGAGCTCGCCTACCTGCCGCAGGTGGGAGAAAAAGCCGGCGAAGAAACGGAAAGTTTTCCACGCGGAAAACCGCGCGGCCAGGAAGTCATCGAGATGCTTGGGTCGCTCGAGAGCAAACTTTCCATGCAGGCGAACTCCATCGAGGCCTGCGACTTCGCAATCATCAGCCGCGAACGCGATCTCACGCGCATGAAGACGAAGTATCCGCGCAAAGCGGATGAGCTGAAAGCCATGCAAACGCTCACCGCGGAGATGGAATACGCGCGCCTGGCGCGCACCTCCATCATGATGGGCATGCGTCCGTCGAACATGACCAACGACGCGATGACCTATTTGAGCACCGAGCAGCTGTGCTGGTTCCGCCCGGCGTTCTATCGCGAGATCGAGGATGAGCCGAAGCGCCAGTGGCTGTACGACACGTTTCCGAAAGGCTGCTACGTCGGCATCGTCGGGCACTGCATCGTCGAAGCGCGCCGCGAGCTAATGGACGATCACCTGACGCTCACGCATTCGCGGCCAGGCGACGGCATGCACCGCCCGGCACTCGGATCGCCGCTGATCCCGCTACAGGAAAAGCTGAACGATTGCATGGACCTGGTGCACGAGAGCTTCATGCACCTGATCCCCATCAAGTGGGTGGACAGTGAAGCGATCGATGCGCAAGCGCTCTCGGAGCTGAACAGCAAACCGAATCAGTACGTGAAAATGAAACGCCGGCCGGACAAAGATCTCGCCGGCAATATCTTCGTCGAGCCGCAGATCCAGTTGGCCGAAGGCCTGCTCTTGTATATCCAGAGCTTATTCGGAGAGTTCTCGCAGTTTCTGTGCGGCGCCTTCCCGGCATTGTTCGGAGGCCAAGAAGGCCAACCGGACACCATGGGCGGCATGCAGATCCAACGCGACCAGGCGCTCGGCCGCGTGGGCCTGACCTGGCGCAATATCAAAGCCAGCTATGCCAAGATCATTCGCCAGGCGGTGCAGTGCGCTGCGAAGTTCCGCAATTCGCCGATGAGCGGAGAAGTGCCGGCCGCCGGCGGCGTCAAAGAAAAGCTGAACGTCAATCCGGAAGATCTGAAGGGCAACATCCGCTGCTATCCGGACACAGACGAAAATTTCCCCGAGAGTTGGGTGGCGCAACGCTCGGTGTGGACGCAGTTGATGACCGCGGCGGCCACCAATCCGGTGCTGCAAGCGATCTTGGCCATCCCGCGGAATCTGGCGATCGCCAAAGACAAGACCGGCCTGCCCGAACTGATTATTCCTGGAGCTCCCGCGGCCGCCAAGCAGCAAGGCGAAACCATGCTGCTGCTCGAGGCGGCACCGCTGCCGAATCCGAAGATCCAAGAAGCGCAACAGGGCATGAGCCAGTTGCAGCCGCCGCCCGGCACGCCGCCGGAACAGATCCTCCTCGCGCAGCAGAAGCTCGCCGAGGCCGCGGCAAAGATTCCGCCGCTCGTAAGCTCGATCCCGATCGACGAAGAGTTCGATGACCACGCCAATGAGATGGCCGAGATCAAGACCTGGGCCAACACGCCGGCGGGAATCAAAGCCGCGGAGCAGAACAAAGACGGCTTCGCGAATGTGAAGCTGCATTACCAGGAACACAAAGCCGCGCTCGCCGCGCAGCAAGCGCAAGCGCAGCCCACACCGCAGAAGCCGGTGTCGCAATCGCTGAACTTCAAGGATCTGCCGCCGGCCGGCCAGATCCAGCTGGCCAAAGAGGCCGGCATCACCCTCGGTCCCGGCGACGTCGCGGAGCCGCCACCAATGCTGCCTGGCGCGCCGCCAGCAGCACCAGGAGCTGCGGCGCCGCCGGCCAAGCCCAACGGCGCACCGCCGGTGCAGTAGAGATCAGGTAATCAGGAACATCAGGAGGCTACATGGATGGCGAAGAACTCGGTCTGCTCGGAGATGACGGCGGTGGATCAGGCACCGCAGAAGAAGAGTTGGGAGGTGGCGAAGGTGGCGAAGAAACCGAAGGCGAAGGCCAAGGGGAAGGTTCGGAGAGCGGTGAAGCGCGCTCCGAAGGCGAAGAAGGAGAAGGTGAGCGAAGACCAGGCGACGAACGAACCGCCAGGGCTCTTCCCACCCAAATCCGAAGAGCCATCCGAGAGCTGAGCGAAGCCAATCCAGACTTCGCGAAACGCTATCCGCAACTCGAGCGGCAAATCTCGGACGCACTGTTCAAGCAGGCGCAGCTCGGCAAGCTCGGAGGCCTGCAGCAATTGCGCTCGGCCGCGGAGCTCCTCGAGACCCATGGCGGTCCGGAAGCCATCGCCGAGATGGCCGAAGAAGTCGAAGCCAGCCGCATGATGGAGCAAGGTTTCCAGCAAGGCGATCCGGTGCTAGTGGAAACCTGGGCGAAAGAATATCCGGACGGCTTCAAAGCGCTGGTCGGGCCGGCACTCGAGAAGCTCGAAGCGCTCGATCTCGCGGCGCACGATCGCGCGCTCGCCATGCCCATGTACAAGGCGCTCGATCGCACCGGCGTGCTGGCCACCGTCAACGCGCTCGAATCCGCGATCGCCGGCGAACGCTTCGAAGACATCGGCAAATACTTTGGCGAGCTGAAGCAGTTTCTGCTCGATCTGCGCAACTTCGCCTCGCGCGCCAAAGCGCCGGATCCACTGAAGGGCGAACGCGACAAGCTCGAGAACGAGCGCCAGGAGATACAGACCGAGCGCACCCGTGAGTTCTACGGGCGCATTCGCAACGACGTCAACACCCAGATGATGGCGCACATCAATCAGCTGCTGCGCTCTGAGCTGGCCGGCAAAAAGATCAGCGTGAACGTGGGCAACCGGCTCCGGAAAGCCATCAACGAGGAGCTCGCCAGCCAGGTGAACACCGCGAAAGGCTACGCCGACAACTACAAGTCGGTGATGAACGCCGGCAATCACGATCGCGCGGTACGCTTCATCGTCACCGCGGCGCGCGCCAAGGCCTCGGGCGTGGTGAAAAAACTGGTACGCGAGTTTAATCTCCTGGGCGGCGGTCAGGCGCCAGGCATGGGGCGTCGATCGCCGTCGTCGGCCGGCACCGGACGAACGGGAACTCGCACGGTTGCCGGCCGGCCGAAAACCGCGGACGTGGACTTCAATCGCACGGACAAAGCCGCGTGGCTCGGCTCGATGACCCTCGGACACGGCCAGGCCTATCTGAAAGACGGTCGCCTCGCCAGGTGGTGACATTTCGTACATTTCGTACGGGGGTGGGTTATGCCTGATCATTTCACAGGCCTACAAGCGCTAGTGGTGCTGGTGTACGCGTTTCTCGCCGGCGCCGGCTGGAGTTTCGGAACATGGCTGGCCGCAAAAGTCCACAAGTAAGACCGGCTCCGAAAGCCAATCCGCCGGGCGTGCAGAACCTGCCGCCGGGGTACGTGAGCTATACGTACTTCGCGTTCAATCCGAAAACCGGCCATCGCATCTACTCGAACGACAATGCGACGTGGGTGGATGAATCCGGCAACCCGGTGCCGGCAGCGGCGAAATAAAATTTTGCGTTCTCGCGGATCGCGATCGAGTCGGAGTCTCGTTAAACCGGAAAACTCGCGCCTCGAGCAACGCAATGCAGTAAGTGTCAAGAACTCTTGACACCACTACCACCGCAACACACGGCAGCAGCGAAGCCGGCTGACTCAGGCAGCGAAACCGCACGGGGTAAGTCCACATACATGGAGTAGCCACATGGCTGCTCTCAACGAAGCCGCGGTACAAGCGGTCGAACTGGAGACGGTCCGCGAAGAAATTCCGGACTTGATGCTCACGGAAGATACGCTGTACGCGCGACTGAAAAAAGCGGGGCGCGTGTTGCCGATGTCGACATCGACAGGCGGCGGCTCGGGCTCCACGTACGATCCCACAGGGCGTCCATCTCTTCGCGTGCCGATGCGCATCGCGGCGGGATCGACGCACCAGCAGTTCTCGGCAGACGGCGGCGACATGGGCCGCGGCACGGGATCTCTCTATGCCGCGCAGTTCCTGACGCCGATCAGTTTCTCCGAAGCATGCGAAATCACGGCGCAAGCACTTTGGTCGACGGAGACTGGAAAAAAGTCTCGCGTCCAGGTGAAGGCTTCCGAGTTCACGCATACTTTGGAGCAGTTCAAATCGAATCTGGATGCGGACCTGCAGGGCGACGGCTCTGGCACGCTCGCGACAGTGACGACGCCGAACTCCGGAACCGGACCTGCGGGACCGTCTTTCTCGAACATCGTTGTTTCGAATGCCAACCAGTTTTACGACAACCAGGTGGTGCAAGTTTTCCCAAGCGTCGGCGGCGTATCGCGCGGATCGTTCCAGATCAGCTACGTCGACGGCGTGGTGAATACGGTCTGGAGCGCGCAATCGCTTCCGGCCGGAACCACCGCGGGAGATTTGCTCATCGTGAACGGCGCCTCGGGTGGCGCCAACACTTCGATCATGGGCATCAAGGCCTACCAGGTGAACGGCAATTCCGGCACCTTGAACGGCCTGGCGCGCAGCAACTTCCCTGGACGTCTTTCGACGCCCACGGTGAATCTTGCCGGTGCCGCGATTACCATCCCGATCGGGCGTCTGGTCGTGTCTAAGATTGCTCTGGCACTCGGCAACGAAACGCCGGCTCTTGCGGATCTGGTGTGGTACATGAACGTGGACCAGGCAGCGGCAGTCGAAAACCTGGCGATCCAAGTGGCCATCACTAATCAGCAGGAAATTAAAGGCGATTCCTCGCAGGACATGCTGAAAAAGTACACGCCTTCGACGTTTGTCGGTTACGACATCGTGAAGTCCGTGCACGCGACACCGGGGCGCGTCGACGCGCTGTGCCTGAAGTATTGGGGCATCGGCGAGTTGAAGGCCTCCGACCTGTACGACGTGAACGGGCAGACGGTGTTCCCGACGATCGGCGCCTCTGGCGGCATCAACGCGTCCACGGTGTTCTACTTCGTCACGTCGTTCAATGTGTTCAACTCGAACGTGCGTGCCGGGGCGTTCATTCAGAATGCGCAAATCCCCAGTGGGTACTTCAGCTGATTCTGTATTACCCTTCAGTCGCACCACGCAGCGGCTCCGCAGTCTGGGCGGATGCGGAGCTGCTGCAAAATCAGGTAATCAGGAGAACATCAATGCCCGAAGAATTCGTACCGGATTTCCCACCGGAACCGCAGCAGCAGGAAACCATGCCGCACTACGACGCCGCGCTCGCGCAAGCGAAAACTATCGAATCCGGCTACGGCCTGGGCGTCGCGCCGCATCGTCCGACCATCACCGAGTTGCTGACCATGAAAAAGCGCGAGCTGCTGTACCAGTTGCAGCAGGTCGACGAAGCGCTCGCCGAGGCCAAGAAGAACCAGGGCACCATGGATCTGATCGACGCCATCGCCAAGACCGGAGTGAGCGCGCGGCTATGATCGAAAACGTTGAACCTCTGGGCGATCGCGTGCTGCTGAAGCGCCTCGAAGATGACGAGGCCATGAAGCACGGCTTGCACGTTCCGGACATCGCGCAAGTGAAATCGAGCAAGGGGCGCGTGATTGCCGTCGGTGAAGGTCGGTTGATCGGCGACCGGATCGAGCCCCTCCCGCTCAAAGCCGGCGACATCGTTTTATTTTCGAAGTACGGCGCCGTCGAAGTGAACATCGACGGTGAAGAGTTGCTGATCCTGCGCTACGACGAGATCTACTTCAAGCAGAAGCTCGTCGCTCTGGTCTCCACACAATGAGCTGGACCATCCCTGGCATGGAACGTCGCGAGTGTCCTCGCGAATACCAGGAGCACGTCAGCGCGATCGGCGGAAAGAATCGCTACGGCCAGCCGAACTTCAAGATTGTGTGGGGCCAGAACGAAGTGGACCTGGCCTACGGCGTCGACGCCAACGGGAAGCGCGGCCAGTTCCAGATCTTGAAGCATGGCGGAATTCCCGCGTGGTTCGTCGACGTGTGGAAAGCGCCGGAATGCCTGGGCACGCCCGAGGTGTGGTATCAGCTCACCTGGGATTGGCAAGCGGACGCGCCAGGCATCGGACCGTATCCGGAGCGCGGCTTGTATTTTCCGGCCAGTTTCAACCTGTTCACGCGTCGCGTCGAAAACAACATGCTGATCATCGATGCCATGCCGCTGACGCATTGGATCATCGACCTGATCATTCCGAATCTGCTGAAGGAGCAGGACATCACCTTCACACAGCGCATGGCCGCCACGCGCAACCGCATGCTGGTGGAACGGCAGCGCGCCGCGAAACAGATCTTCGACGCGTACATGGACGCCGCGCCGGCGTTCGGCGGGGTGGCCGGCAGCTACGAATCGAATCGCGAACGCTGGATGGAGCGCGTGCAGAAGCAGCAGCAAGGCATGAAGATCTCGCGCGATCAAATCGTCGAGAAGATGGGCCTCGGTCACAAGCAGCACCGATAAATCAGGAAAATCAGGAGGAAGTTATGCCGCCAGACACTGTGGTTGCTTTACGCGAAGCGCGACTGCGCGAGGAGGCCATGAACGGGTCACTCGTCTACACACCGGACAACGCGCAGTTCAGTCCCGATCCAGCATACAAAGTGTACATCTTCAACCTGGGCTCGCTGCGACACGTAGTCGAGAAAGGATCCGCGGGAACGTTCACGATCCTCGAATGCGAACCGGGACAACCATATTCCACGCCGCTGGTGTTGCCGAGCGTGTGGCGGGACAGCTTCTTCGTCGAACAGGAAATGAAAACGCACAGCGTGAGCGGAGAATTCCTGGCGCAAGACATCATCAATCCGATCACCGCCGGCGCCAAGTGGTGGAGCTTCGGATCCGATCTCAGCAACCTCGGCGTTTTCTTCACGCGCAACGAGGTGCCCACCGAGCCAGAGATTCTTGCGGCGCGGACTAAGATGGAAGCCACTTACCGGAGGCTCTTGGGCATGGCAGCCTCCATCGAAGCCGCGGGACGCATCGACGACATCACCCCGCTCATGCGCATCGCGGCTTCTTATTTTGGCGAAGATCGCCCGTGGAACAAGATCTACAAGAAAACTTCGGAGTGCCCAGGCTGCGGCGAACCGGCCAAGCCCGGCATCATCCGCCATCCGTGCGGCTACGTGTTCGATCCCGATCGCGCGCTGCTCGCCGGCATGATCACGCCGGATCTGCATGCGCAGATGATGAAACTGCGCGCGCCGGCGCCGGCCGAGAAGCCGGTGGTCGGCAAGAAAAAGTAGAACGATCTTCGAGGAGCGGCAGTCGGCCTTCTGAGCTACCTGATCTCAGTAAGGACACTGGACGACGCCTGCGGCGTTGTCTCCCGCTCCTCGTCGCATTTCTTATGGCTGACGTACAGACTGGACCGTATCCAATTGCCGAGAACGTTTTGCTGCTCGGCCGAGCTATCGTCAATGACATGCTGCGCCAGGCCGGCGGCGCCATTCTCACCGACACCGCGCCGTTCACGATCGTGTTTCTGAATGCCGCGATCCGCAAGACGCAACGCTACCTCGCGAACAACGGCCTGTTCAGCCAGGTGATCGACAATTGGATTCTCACGCCGCTCACGCCGGTGGCCAACTCCGATCCCGGTACGCAAGTCTTTGTCGGCTACAACGGCTACAACAACGGGCAAACCACCGCGGCCACGCCGGCGCTGCCGCCGGATCTGATCTTGCCGCTCAACGTGTTTCAGCGGCAGACCGGCAGCGGCGCGCAGTTCGTCGAGGTGTGGCCGGCGAAGTCCGCGCTGATGTCGCGGATCCCTGGTCCGTACTTCGGCGAGTGGGAATTCCGCGGTGACGCGATCCGCATGGTTGGCTGCACCAACACCATGGATCTCAGGATCCGCTACGAGCAAAGCGTCGCGCGCATCTCGCCGGGCACCAATCTGGCGACCGCCACCATCCCGATCATTGACGGCGAAGACGCGTTGGGCTTCGCGCTGGTGACTTACTACAGCTTCAGCCGCGGCAGCGCGCAGCGCCAGGAAGCTAACGCCGCCTGGCTCGATGCTTGCGATCAGCTCGTCAATCGCTACGTGCGCAAGGATCAACGCATTGCTGTTCGGCCGAAGGGTTACGCCGCCGGCGGCGGCACCATCGACGGCGCGCTCAGTGGAGACTACCGATGAGCACGAACCAATCGCGCTACGACGGCCGCGTGCAATCGACCACCGGCCAGGCGCTCGCCGGCGCCTCGATCGCGGTGCTTACGCAGCCGGCGGTCACCACTACGCAGCCAGGCTCGCCGCTCGCGGCATTGTTCAGCGCCACGGTATCGAACACCGGCACACTCACGACCGCGAGTTGGTCAACGCTGACGCAGCAGTTGACGTTCGCGTTTTCGGGCGCGGTGCCAGCCGACGTGATTGCTGGCAGCTATATCTCGATCACCGGCGTCAATCCCGCCGGCTACAACGGGATCTGGCAAGTGGTCAGCGTCGCTGGCTTGAACGTGGTGGCCACCACACCAGTCACGCTTGCGCCAGTCGCGAATCCTGGAACGTATGTTTCCGGCGGCGCCTTCGCCACCTCCGCGCTGCCGAATCCGTTTCTCAGTGATCAGCTCGGCAATTTCTTCTTCTACGCGGCCGTCGGGATCTACACCGTGCAGATCTACGACACGCAAGGGCGCATCACCAATCAGCTGATCCTCGCCGATCAGCCGGTGGTGCCAGGCGGCGCCGGCGCCGGCTCAGTCACCAGCGTGGGCTTGAGCTTGCCGGCGGAATTCACGGTCACCGGATCGCCAGTCACCGGATCCGGCACACTCACGGCGACCAAAGCCACCGAAACGGCCAACACCGTGTGGGCCGGGCCGACTACCGGAGCTCCTGCGGCGCCGGCTTTCCGCGCGCTGGTGGCCGCGGACATGCCGGCTGGAACCGGGACAGTTACTTCGGTGGCGCATACTCTGACTGTCCCAGGTAGCGTGTTCAGCGCCTCGGTCGGCGGATCGCCGATCACCACCTCGGGCACGCTGGCCGACACCCTCTCGCTCGTCACGCAGACGGCCAACACCGTGTGGGCCGGGCCTTCCTCGGGTGCCGCAAGCACGCCCACGTTTCGTTCGTTCGTGGCGCAAGATCTTCCGAATACCACCACGCCGCTCACCTCCGCGAATCTTCTCGCTTTGCAAACCACGCCGATTACACTCGTGCCGGCGCCGGGCGTGGGCTTCACCATCGTGCCGACCATGATCATCATCAAATTTTTCGGCGGCTCGATCGCCTACACGGATGCCGGCGGCGCGGTGCAGTTCAGCATTGGCAGCGCCATCGCCGCGCTGGCTGCCAATGCAATTTTTCTGGTGACCACTTCGCCGAATCGGCGCATTCAAAGTTTTCCCTGGCCAGGCGCGACAGACACCGCCGGCAATCCGCCATCGGAAGACAATGCCGTGATGACCATCAACAAGCTGACCAACAATTTGGCCGCCGGCAACGGCACCGCATCGATCTTGGTTTGGTACTACGTAGTGCCGACCACGTAAGGAGAAACAATGGCAACTGCAACCGTAAAGTACCTGATCACCACGCAGCAGCCCACCAGCCTCGGAAGCGTCGATCAAGAAACCATCACGTTTTCGGGTACGGTGGTGTTCAGCGCGGCGGCGGACACGTACGCCACCGGCGGCTTGCTGGCGCTCGCGGGGTTTGCACTCGCGAATCTCGGGCCGTATGCCGATCGCGTGCCGCTCGCGGTGTACGTCGCCACGCAGTCGGGATCGGGTTGGGAATACGAATACAATTCCAGTACGAAAAAACTGATGATCATTGCTGGCGGCGGTTCCGGCACCGCGGCGCCTGTGGAGTTGACCAACGCCACCGCGCTCAACGCCGCGACGCCGAACATTTTTACGGACGTGGTGAAGTTCCAAGCGGTCTTCCCTCGCGTCTGATCTGATCCATGGACAACGTACTCGGGACTCAGGGCGTCCCGCTCACCGTGTTCGGCGGTGCTGTGCCCGAGCTGGCGCCCGAAGATCTGCCGGAAGGTGCATCCCCGTTCAACCAGGACGTGGACTTCAACCCTGGCAGTGTGTTCACGCGCGCCGGCCGCGTGAATCAGATCGTGTACGGCTCGCTCAATCAAGGAAATTTGCCGGGCCTGGCGCAGAGCATTCCACCCGGCGCCACGGCGTGGTCGAATCCGAACAACATCAAGCTGAATACGCCAGGCACCTACGCCACGATGGCACTCAACGTCGGCGGCTTCAATCCCGCGGTGCCGGCCGTCGATCAACCGGTGACCGCGTCGAATTCGACCGGCGTCAGCGGCACGCTCGGCTACGGACCGTTCAACCCGCAAGCTCCGAACGAATACGTCTTCAGCGTGGTCGATTCGAATAGTCCTACGGGGATCCTGCCGAACGGCACGCAGATCAGTGGGCCGGCTTATTTTTGGACCACCGCGCTCGGCAGTTTGAATCCTGCCAACCTCACCGCGCAGTACACCGCTGGCGCCACCGGTTGCTGCGTCTCCGCGTTTTCCGCATTCACCGTGGGTGGCGCGCCGGTTTATCCGCAGAAAGCCACCGCGGTCTATTCGGGGCTCACCGGATCGCTGGCGCTCGGCGCTCCGGTCGCCTCCGGGAATTCCGTGCTCATCGGCGTGGCCAGCAACTTCATCACCAGCGCCACGGGCATCAGTGGCAGCGATAACAAACTCAACAACTACGTGGTGGTCTCTTCGCTCATGGGACCAGGTGGAAATACGCCGTTTTTCACCGCGTGGTTATTGTTGCAGAACATCACCAACGGGCCGCAAACGTTCAACTTCACGATCACCGGCAGCGGTGGCACCGGCGGCACCTTCCTGGTCGCGGAAATCTCCAATCTGCAAAATACCGGACCGACGTCTTCCGGACAATTGCTGCGCGCGCAGCAATTCGGCTTTCTCCTGGGCACCAATCTGGCCATCACCGGCATGCAGATTCGGCTCTCAGGCCATCAGAGCTCGCTCGATCCGAGCGCCACGCTGACTGTCGGGCTTACCGCGCAGCCAGGCACGCCGACGTTCACCGTGCAGCTTCCCGCGGTCGATGGCGTGATCAACGTCGGAACGCCTACGACTCCCTGGGGCGTCGCTCTTACTCCGTCTTTTTTCAATAATCCACTATTCGGCGTGGACATCACGCCGGCCGCCGCGGTGCCGGTAACGTTCTCGCTCTACGCCGTGCAAGTGATCGTGTTCCTCTCGCCGTCGCCTCCAGCGAATATCAACTGGCTGCACACCTACCAGCAGACCGACGCGGAGATCGACACCATGGTGCTCGACGCCAACGGCGTGCTGTGGGACGAAGACGTCGACACCAACGCCGGCGTGCTGAATTCCATCTTCACGACGATTCTCGCGAACACTTACGCGAAGGGTGTGACGTTTGCGGACATCGAGTACATCGCGTTCTCGAATCTGCTGAACGGCACGGACGTGCCGCGGCAGTGGAACGGCACGAACCTCGATCGCATCTCGATGGTCGGGCCAGGCGAGGCGCCGCAGGCCTCCTCCGCCGGCACGGGCACCGGCGGATCCGGCTCGATCGCCATTCAGACCATCACGCAGCAGCCGAAAGTGCAGATCCGCCGCATCGCGTTCGGCACCGCGGCCTCGCCGAATGATTCAACGCCTGGCAATCTCCTGGTGATCTATGGCGAAGGCCGCACGCCGTCGAATCCCTATCAAACCTTGCCGCCGTACACGCCGACATTCGGCAGCGGCACCACCGTGGTGCTCAGTTCCGTCACCAATCCGTTTCCACTCAAAGGCGGCGGCACGCTGCCGTACAACTTGAACGGCACGTACACCGTTGGTCCGGTGTCGCAGCAGATTGTCGGCGGCAGCGAGCAGTGCCCGACGTTCACGCTGCCGTCTCCCACCACGACCTGGGCATATTCGGCCGACTACGGATCCGGCGGCACGCCGACCTCCGGTTGGTTCTATCAATCGTGCATCGCCACGGTGACCATGCAGAATCCGCTGCCAAACGTCGGTGTCGGTAGCTCCATCACCATCTCGGGCACCGGCGGCGGACCGCCAGGCGGCTACGACGGCACCTGGACGGTGCTGCAAGCGCCGAACACCTCGCAGATGACCATCAACTCGGCGCAGGCCTCGGGCAACACGCTGATCTATTCGTACACGCTGCTGCCGGGATCCACGGCGCCCACTGTGGGACAAACCGTCACGGTCACGAATTGCCTGAATGGCAGCGGCCTCGGCGACATCAACGTGTTCAATCGCACCGCGGCGATCAGCGCCGTCGGCGGTGGCACGTTCTCGATCTCCTTCAACACCGTCGACATTCCGCTGCAGACGCAGAACGCCACGCCGCAAGCCACCGCGATCGTGGCCGGCACGGTGTTCACCTTCGACGCCGGGCAGATCGTCACCGGCTATTCAGGATCCGGCG